CATCAACGTCTCAAGGAGCTTAAAGAGCTGATGATTAGGAGTGGAGGTAAGGATGTGGCTCAGAAGGTTATTGAGATAGCCCTTAATGATGAGCATCCCCATCAATTGGTAGCACTCAAGATGTGTCTTGATAGGACTCTTCCTGTTTCTTTGTTTGAAAAGGATAAGAGCCAGAGAAGTGCTGTAACCATCAATATCACTGGACTTGGACAAGAACCGACCATCATTGATACCGAACCTGAAGATGTAGAGGCTAAATATGGCTGATCTGAACTTTAGTCTCTTACCCTGGCAACAAGAAGTCTTCAAAGACCAAACAAGGTTCAAGGTTGTGGCTGCTGGGCGTAGGTGTGGTAAGTCTCGTATGGCGGCAGTTACCCTACTGATTGAAGGACTCAAGTGTCCACAAGGCTCTGCGGTTCTCTACGTTAGTCCCACTATGGGACAATCAAGACAGATTATTTGGGACTTACTGCTAGACCTTGGAAGAGAGGTTATTCAGAGCAGTCATGTGAACAACCTAGACATTACCCTGATAAACGGGGCTAGGATATACGTTCGTGGTGCGGATAGACCTGATACCCTTCGTGGCGTTAGCTTGACCTATGCCGTACTAGACGAGGTTGCTGACATTAAACCTGAAGCATGGGAACAGGTCATTCGTGCCAGTTTGTCTGATAAACGGGGGAGAGCACTCTTTATTGGCACTCCTAAAGGACGCAACTGGTTCTACGACACATTCAAGCTAGGCGAGAGTGATGATGACCCTGATTGGAAGAGTTGGCACTTCACCACTGCTGATAACCCTCTGATTGACCAAGCGGAGATAGATTCCGCTAAAAAGACCCTGAGTTCTTTCGCTTTCAAGCAAGAGTTTATGGCTTCTTTCACCAATGCGGGTTCGGACATCTTTAAGGAAGAGTGGATCAAATACGGGGTAAAGCCTGAACATGGAAGCTATTACATCGCTGTTGACCTAGCAGGATTTGAGGAAGTTGCCAAACAAGCCGCCAATTCTAAAAAGCGGTTAGACGAGTCTGCTATCTCAATTGTTAAGGTGACAGACGATGGGAAGTGGTTTGTTGAGAAGATTGAACACGGGCGTTGGGACATCCGAGAGACCGCCTCCAAGATACTGATTGCTATTCGGGACTACCGCCCTTTAAGCGTGGGGATAGAGAGGGGGGCGTTAAAGAACGCTGTTTTGCCCTACTTGTCGGACTTGATGCGAAAGAACAACACCTATGCTCACATCATAGATTTGACCCACGGGAATAGAAAAAAAGCAGACAGAATCATCTGGGCTTTACAAGGTAGGTTCGAGCATGGCAGAATTGTGTTAAATTCGGAAGAAGATTGGGATGAGTTTGTAGACCAGTTAATCCTGTTCCCTGCTCAAGGAGTCCATGATGACTTGCCTGACTCCCTCAGTTACATTGACCAACTGGCTGTTACATCTTACATGGAAGAAGATGACAGTGAGGATTGGCAACCTGTAGATATTATTAGCGGTGTTTAACTTTAAGGAGAAATTATGCCAAGCCCATACAAACGTGGTCGTTCAGGATATTCAGAAGCTGATGAAGTGGCAGCAGAACGCAATGCCATGTTAGAGCGAAGAATCTCTAGCGATGCTTTGCGAAGAAAAAATGCGGGTGAACGTGGAATTGTAATGTCATCTGATGAGGTTGACGCTAGGACTCGTAATACTCGTGCTAACTATTTAGATAGGCTTTCAACAGAGGCGGGTCGTGAACAAAATGTTAAAAATGAAAGTTTTGCAAGAGAAGTTGATCTTCCAGCCGCCAACAGTCGAGCGCAATATGAAAGCGAAAAAGAAGCTGGTGACCCAAATGCTTTAAGAATGTCTTTCGCTGAGTGGAAAAAACTTTAAAGGTTTATCATGGAATTCCAAGAACCATCAGACTCAGACAAAGAGATAGTTAACTTTGTTGTCAACCATTGTGACAGATGGAGGGATTGGAGAGATGTCAATTGCCTTGATGATTGGCTAGAGTATGAGCGCATCTTCAATGGTGAGTGGGATGCCCAAGACAAAACCCGTGAGTCCGAGCGTAGCCGTATCGTTACCCCCGCTACCCAACAAGCCGTAGAGACACGCCATGCCGAGATCATGGAAGCTATCTTTGGTCAGGGTGAGTTCTTTGACATTCAAGACGATATTCGTGATGTCAATGGTAGCCCCCTAGATGTTGCCGCTATCAAAGCACAACTGATGGAAGACTTCAAAGTTGACAAGATTCGCAAGTCTATTGACCAGATTGAGCTGTTGGCTGAAATCTATGGTACGGGCATCGGTGAGATTGTTGTTAAAACAGAGAAAGTCTTTGTCCCCGCTACTCAAGCAATACCTGGTCAAATGGGACAAGCCGCTATCGGTGTCGTAGAACAAGACCGAATTGCAGTCAAGATTGTTCCTGTTAACCCCCGTAACTTCTTGTTTGACCCCAATGGAACATCTATTGATGACTGTATGGGTGTGGCTATCGAGAAGTATGTCTCTATCCACAAGATAGTTAAAGGTCAAGAAGAAGGCATCTACCGCAAGGTAAAGGTCGGCACTGACTCGATGGATACAGACTTAGAGCCTACACAAGAAGTCTCCCAGTACGAAGACGATAAAGTTAAACTTTTGACCTACTATGGTTTAGTTCCTAGAGAGTATCTTGAGCAACTAGAGAACGAAGAAAATGGCGAAGTAGAAGACTTGTTCCCTGAAGACAGTATTCAGGATGAGTATTCCGATCTGGTTGAGGCTATCGTAGTTATCGCTAATGATGGTGTTCTTCTGAAGGCAGAAAAGAACCCATACATGATGAAGGATAGACCGATTCTTGCTTATCAGGACGATACAGTTCCTAATCGCTTGTTGGGTCGTGGTACTGTTGAGAAGGCTTACAACTCACAAAAAGCTATAGATGCCCAAGTGCGTAGCCACTTAGATTCTCTTGCCCTGACAACTAGCCCAATGATGGCTATGGATGCTACTCGTCTACCCCGTGGTGCTAAGTTTGAAGTAAAGCCAGGCAAGGCAATCCTGACAAACGGCAATCCCAATGAGATTTTGTTCCCGTTCAAGTTTGGCAATACAGATGGGTCTAATCTGACAACTGCTAAAGAGTTTGAACGTATGCTTTTGATGGCAACAGGCACTCTTGACTCACAGGGAATGGTTACTGCTGTCTCCAGAGATGCGGGTCAAGGCGGTATTTCGATGGCTACTGCCTCGATTATCAAGAAATACAAGCGCACCTTGGTGAACTTCCAAGAGGATTTCATGATCCCCTTCATCACCAAAGCCGCCTACCGCTATATGCAGTTCGATCCAGAGCGTTACCCTACTGTGGACATGAAGTTCATTCCTACCGCAGCACTCGGTATCATTGCCAGAGAGCATGAGCAACAACAGTTCATCGCTTTGTTGCAGACTCTTGGCCCTAATACACCTGTTTTGCCTATCATTTTGAAGGGCATTATGGCTAATTCTTCTCTGTCAAACAGATTTGAATTGATTGAAATGCTAGACAAGATGGCTACGGCTGATCCACAGGCTCAACAAGCGGCTCAGATGCAACAACAATTGGCTATGCAACTGGCTCAAGCACAGATTGCTGTCCAAACTACTCAAGCAGAGCAGAATAAGGCTGAAGCGCAAAAGTTATTGACTGAAGCGCAATTGATGCCTATTGAGTTGCAAGCAAAGAGTATGGCGGCTAACACCAAGAACCTGCCTACTGATGACGCTTTGGCTTCACGAGAGTTTGATAAGCGTGTCAAAGTTGCTGAATTGATGCTTAAAGAAGCGGATATTCAGAACAAAGCTAAGATTGTTGAAAAACAGATGACTAGACAATGAATCCAGAACTAGAACGCTACTACTCCGAGAGATTTTCCACAATGTCCACACAAGGTTGGATAGATTTGATGGAGGATGTTGACAAAATGATAGAACCTTTGAATAATATTTCAACAATTGCAGATGAAAAAAGTCTACAATTCAGAAAAGGTGAGTTATCTATACTTATTTGGCTGAAAAACTTGAAACAAGTCAGCGAAAGAGCATTTGAGGACTTAAATGAGAAGAATGTATGAATTTGCCTGTATAAACGGGCATAAGACAGAGAGATTTGTTGAT